TTATCAAGTTCGCCGCGGATCACATATTCTCTAGGTGAGAGCTTGATACTCACAGTGGCCGACCTATATACCTGAGTTAAGGTGCCACCATTGCGAACAATATGAGAATCAATGTCGGTCTCATCTGCGAAAACTGTTTCGCTCCACAAGACCCCGAAGGCGACGGCGCCTGGGGTGAGGGTGGACACTTGTGGTACGAAACGGACATTGATTGAGCGCAGCGTGTAGCGGGAGTGTAGTTTCGCTTTCTGACACGCTGGCAATCCCTTCCAATAAAAGGGGTTTAACGGAATTGAGGCTGTAAAACATGACGGTGGAAATTCCATTAAAAGACCACGTTCTGTGATGTTTTCTCGTTTGGACGTGGTTACTTTGCGACGCTTTCCCTGGGAATTGGAAATGCGTGCAGAGCGGGTTCTTGCGCCAGCAGTTTTCCTGGTAGCTGGCTTACCTTGACGGGAATGTGTAGAATTAGTCTTCGGACACATTGGACCTATTAGGTCCGCAAGCGGCTCCATGGCGCCGCTATTGAGACCTCATGAAGTAATTGCGGAATGGCGAACCCAAACTGGATCCAGACGTTGAGACGAAACCTCTTGATAAAACAAAAGGGAAATTGCCATCCCAGTTGGCAATTTCTTTCTCAACTTCGATTTGCTCCATGACACTGATGTGAAACACCTTTTCATACATGAACCTATCATTGTCTGTAATTACAGGCGGTTCAAATGTAGTATCGTTGGCACGTTGCTGCACGTCGGTGTCCCACCAGCTTCTGTCAAAGATTGGGGAGTGGTTGATAGACATAATGATCTTATAGGCTAACATTGATGCTATAGGCGTGTGTCTTCCCATAACATACATACTCATTGCCTTAGCTTTAAGTAGACCCAACTTCTTCCTCAACGACGCTCTCAAATATTGGACGTCATGTGTCCACCCCAGACGTCCTATTTGTTCTGGAGGTATCAGATTGTGCATTTCGTCAGGATGGAAGACATTGCCACAAAAACTCGTGTGGCTCAAGTCATTACCGTATTGCATCTTG